CGCCGGTATTGTGGGCAGGGCGTACAACATTTCCGGCACTGGCCTTAATCAATACGTTCTGTTGTTGGCACCGACCGGAACAGGTAAAGAAGCCATCGCAAGCGGCATTGATAAGCTAATGGCGCATGTTATCCGAACCGTTCCCGCCGCGTCGGACTTTATCGGCCCCGGCGAAATTGCTTCGTCGCAAGCGATTATTAAGTATATGTCGCGCGGGCCAACGTCGTTCGTTTCGTTGGTTGGCGAATTTGGCATTTACCTTCAACAAATGGCAAGCGTCAACGCACCGCCGCACCTTACCGGGCTTCGTCGCTTCCTGTTGGATGCTTACAACAAGTCGGGCGAAGGCAAGGTACTTCGGCCTTCGATTTATTCAGACAAGGACAAGAACACCGCCGCAGTATTGGCCCCGTCCTTTACCTTGCTTGGCGAATCGACGCCCGAAAAGTTTTACGAAGGTTTGCACGAAGGTTTGATTTCCGAAGGTCTGTTGCCGCGTTTTACGATGATTGAATATCACGGCGAACGCCCGGCGTTGAATCCGGGGCACCTGTCGGCCCAACCTTCGTTCGAACTTATCGACAGGCTTTCGACGTTGTGCGCCCATGCGCTAATGTTGAACAGCCAGCATAAGGCGATTCACGTTCAAACCGACGCAACCGCCCGCGAACTGTTCCAGCAATTCGACGCGCATTGCGACGCGAACATTAACACAAGCGACCGCGAAGTTCGGCGGCACCTTTGGAACCGGGCGCACGTAAAGGCGTTGAAGCTGGCCGGAATTATCGCCGTTGGCTGCAACCCTTACGACCCAACCATTACCGCCGACGTTGCGTCTTGGGCGATTAACCTTGTCGTCGCCGACGTTCGAAACTTGCTTGCCCGGTTCGATGCTGGCGAAATTGGCATAGACAACGACGAAACGAAACAGCTTGCGAAGGTTATTGCAACCGTTAAAGATTTCGTCGTTTCACCTTGGCCGGACGTTGCGAAGTACGCAGGCGAAGGAATGTCCAACCTTCATTCGAACCGAATTGTTCCGTACAGCTACGTTCAACGCAGGCTTGCCGCTGTTGCCGTCTTTCGTAAAGACCGCATCGGCGCAAGCGGGGCAATCAAGCGCGCCTTGAAGACCCTTTGCGAACGCGGCGATTTGCAGGAAGTAAGCCGGGCCACACTGGCGAAGGATTACGGAACAAGCGCCGTTGCATACATGGTCGCGCATCCGGGCGTTTTCGGCCTGTAACGCGCGCCCGCCAGTGTGGGCAGAACGGGCCGCCTTCGGGCGGCTTTTTTCGTGCCTGTAAAAAAGTTCATCGTACCTGTTGACGTAGCTTCGAACTGTACGTAGAATACAAACCATCGAAGCAACGAACACAACCCCGAAGGAGTTACGAACATGAACTTCAACATCGAAAAAAGCGTAAACGTAGATGCCGAAATTGAAAAGGGCTGCAAATCCCGCGTATCGCATCTTTGGGACGAAAACGGCAATTGCCTTCAAGACCGCCTTGGGGTTAGTCGTTGGGCGAACGTGAAAGCCGCAATTGAATTCATGCTGAAAGAAACCGCAGCGATTAGCGTTACTACCGAATGCGGCGTAACAGTTTATCGCGGCAAGGTATAAGCCCAACAACCAACAAAGCGCCCTTCGGGGCGTTTTTTTTTGTTCGTACCTATTGACGAAGCTTCGAAGTTGCCGTATATTTGAACCATCGAAGCAAACAACGAAGGAGTAAACGAAATGACCTACGCCGAAGCCAAGAAAGCCGCCAACAAGAAAAACGCCGGTATTGTTTACACTGGCTACGCTGGCAACGGTTGCACGTTCGAAGTTTATTACTGCGAATGGCGCAAGCGTCAAATTTGGACTACCGTAACGCCGAACGGAACCCGCATCGTATAAATCAAGCCGACGGCCCTTGGCACGCGCTAGGGGCCGCGCAGCCTGCCCACATTGACCCATAAGGAATAGCAGCCATGATTCGAACACAATACAGAATACCCGGAACAGCAAAAGCCCGTTATGTTCGAAAAGCAATCGGCCAAGACTTTTACAAATGGTGCGAACAATCCGCCGAAGATTTGCGATATGACATTGCGCAAGGTACATGCGAAGCCGAAGACCTGCCGCCGCACATTCGCCAAAAGTGCGATGAATACAACGGCGCTTTTTATGCTTGCGAATGGCCTTTGTAAAATGCAATACGACCGCTTCGGCGGTCTTTTTGTTTGTACGGCGTATAATAGCGACAGGCGTTCATAATGCCCTTATATTGGCCTAAGTCCTTGATTTCCCTAGAAGTATAAGATTCATAACGTTTAATGCCCTTGGCCTTGGAACCGTAACCAAGTAACGCATATTCCGTTACATTAACTAAAAGAAGAATTCATTATTATATTCATTCAATTTATTATATTTCCTTTATTTTCAAGGACTTAGGGACTATACAGACCCTTCAATTCGTATAAGGGGCCAAAAGCGGGTTAATGTAACGTTTGTCTAACGTTATGCTTGACAGGCTAACGGCAGTCGATTAGACTTGGCATACTTGTTAACCAAAGGAGTTCGTACCATGCCTATTCAAATCGTCGAATCTTCACCGAAGGCGAAAGAAGTAATCGAAACCAAGCGCGAACAGCGCGCGGAAATGTACCCGTTTGAACAATTGGAAGTCGGCAAGTCGTTTACCGTGCCGCTTGACGAATGCAATTGGAAATCGCTTCGAATTATTACGTACAAGCGAAACGCCAAATACAAAGGCGAACGCGAATTTGCTTTTATAAAGCATGACGACTTGAAGTTGGCCGAAGTGGCGCGGCTGAAATGAACGGCAAAGCGCGGCCCAATGTGGGCAAGCCGGTTCGCGTGTTCGGGTCGTCGTATCTTGGCCTTCGCGCGCAGTATCCGAACGCCTTTGCCATCCAACCAACCCGGACGGGCTATCAAGCCGTCGTAATCATCGAAGAAGGGGCGAAGCATGTACGAAATCGAAACCGGCCATAAAGTGCCGAAGCAACGCCGCAAGGCTGGAAGCGTACCGAAGGCCGTTCAACAGGCGTTCAACGACTACGCCGACGCATATAAGGCCGTTTACGGCGTGCGCCCGCTGTCGTTCACGTATGACCGCGAAAGCGGCTTTATTCGTGTCGAAAGTAGCGGCGGCGTAAGCGTTCCTAGGCTGAGCGAAATGACGAAACAACTTCGTTACCGCAAAGGCTGAAAAAAAGTTGTTCGCAGGTATTGACGAAGCGTCGAAGGCGTCGTACTATAGACCCATACCAACGAACACAAGGAACCGCCGAAATGAAAAACGCAGAAATCGCAGCAATGGAAGCCAAAATGTCGAAGGTTGCAGGCGCAGCCGTTGAACTTACCATTCGCGCCGAACGCGCTTTTACGTTCAGCTTCGAAAGCGTCAACGAAGAAGCCGCCGCAAAGCTGGCAAAGTTCTTCGAAGGCCAAGCGAAAGTCGAAGTTGAACACGACGAAGAATGCGGTTCCTTCGTTTACGTCGATTGCAAGTAATCAACAGCGCGCCGGGCGCAACCCGGCATTTTTGAAGGAGTTATAACAATGTGCATCGTATGCGATATTAAACAGGCCGTCGAAGCTTCCGGCCAGAACAAAGAAGACCGCGTTAAAATTCTTGGCTTGGCTGATAAGCTGGTCGAAGCCTTGGGCGATGTTCTGGAAGTCGCGCAGGAAGTACACGAAGCCAACCCCGAAGCGTTCCAGCCGGAACACGTCGCGCGCTTGCAGAACGCCGCCGACTTGCTGAACGACCGGGGCGAAATGCCCGACGACCTGTTGGGCCTGCTGTTGGTCGCCCTTGGGCGCGGCGTCAAGGTCGAAACAATCCGCGTCGAACTGCGCAAAGGCGAAACGCTAGAACAGGCCGTAGCGCGTGTAATGGCCGAACGCGAAGGCGGGGCCGCGACGAAACACTAACCAAAGCGCCCCGGCTGTTGTATAGTCGGGGCTTCTTTCTATCATGGGGAACGAAAGAACATGGCGGACGAAGTAGACCAAACAGCCGACCGAATAGAAAACGAAGTAAGCTTTACGGTCGGCGAACTTTGCCGAAAGGCCGCAGCGATACCCGCAGGCCGTCCGGGCGAATGTGATTTTTGCGGCGAACACTTCGCGCGCGTTGTCGAAGTGACCGACCCGCGAACGGGCGAAGTCGTCGAAAGCTGCGGTCGCTGTCGTGACCGAAGGGGCATCGCATGACGCCCGCAACCCTTGCCAAGTCTGGCACCGAACACGCGCACCAAACGGCGCTTTTTGCTTATGCTGCCGTCGCATACTTGCACGGCTTCGACGTTGCCGACGAATGGTCGAAGACCGGCAAGCTACCGAAGCGCGACCCGGACGCACCGCCGAAGGTGCCCGCCCTTGAATGGTTCCACGCCATACCAAACGGCGGCAGTCGCGGCGACGACGACAAGTCCCGCAAGATACGCGGCGCGCAGTTGAAGGCCGAAGGCGTGCGGCAGGGCGTAGCCGATACGTTCTTGCCTTGGCCGGTTTACGAACCGTGCCCAAGCGACCCGCAAATAATGATGATGAAATGGGCCGGTCTTTATATCGAAATGAAGAAGCCAACCGAACGCCCGAAGTCGGAAACAGCAAAGGGCGGTGTATCGGACGAACAACGAAGCTTCGGCGAATACGCAAAGCGCGTCGGCTATGGTTGGGCCGTCTGCTATGATTGGGAACAAGCGGCGTCGTAT